CGAGGTTTGGGATTCTGATGCTCGTGAGTATCTGGACAGTGATAAGGAGTGAAACAGAAATGAAACTAACCAAACAAGAACAAATAGCTATTTTTGGTAAGTTAATTAATAACGTTCTTGGATTGGAATTAGCCAAGGACCACATTGATCCACAGAAATTAGAAAAGGCTGTAGTTTTGCATAACGAAATAAATGATATTACGACACCAAAGCAAACGCGTGAAGCGCTTATTAATGTATTAGATAAAGTGATAGATGAATTGATTGAGGTTAAGGAGTGAGATAGATGTGTGAGGTGCGTACAGAAACAAGATACTTTAATAAAGCTGTATGTCTAGTGTGTGGGCATCAAGACAAAGTGTATCATTCATCCAAAGAAGAATATCAAGAAGTAACTGTTTGCCCAAAATGTAACGGTGCTTTTGTAGATGCGTGGGAATTAGGAAAGTATGAGAAACACATCAATAAGCATAAGGAATGTGAACATAAGTATCAAGTGTTAGATAGTGAAACTATTTCTTTGTATGCTGATGAAGGGCGAACAAGTCAAGAAGTATCAGCTACTTTCTATTGTGAGAAGTGCCTGGACATTCGATGTAAGAAGAGGAGGATTGAAAAATGGGAATAGAGATGGAATTAACCAAACTTGAGAAGGCTATCATTCTTGGTACAATCCTTAATTCTATTGGTGTAGACGATATTGAAGAGTATGTAGACCTAGAAACCTTACCACCAATCATTGAAGTGTTAGATGAATTTCATAGAAGCACAACACCAAGGGAAAAGAAAGAAGCTGATGTAAGTCTAATCAGTAAGCTGATGGATGATTTATTAAATAGCAAGGAGTGAGGATAATTGAATAGTGTTATAGATGGTAAGATTGCTGCGTTTGGTCTTATACCTATTGATAAGAAAGCATATATCAAATACCTTAAACCTCATGAGAAAGCGTACAAGAAGGCTGGGATTGATGTTAATCGATTCAAGTATTACAAACTGTATGGCGAGAACCACATGCTTTATTCTGTAGAATATCTGGAACAAACATCAATAAAAGAATTACTGGAAAGAGATAAAGGTAATAAAGTACGTTGGGTAAAGACGGATGAATGAATACAAAACAAAACAACAGAAGCGTAAGTTCTATGACAGTGGTGAGTGGAAACAGTTACGTGAACAAGTAAAGAAGCGTGACAACTATGAATGTCAAGAGTGTAAGCGTAACGGACGAGTTCAAACAGACACCAATGAATACAGTGAGAGTGCCAAGCGTAAGAAGATTCAACTCGTTGTCCATCATATAAAAGAACTAGAACATCATCCAGAACTTGCATTAGAAAAGGACAATCTCGAAACAGTTTGTGTTAATTGTCATAATAAAGAACATGGACGAGTGTTTGTTAAGAAGGTAAACAAGTGGGAGAATGATGAGAAGTGGTGAGACTATGAAGGTGCAAAGCGCTTGTGAAGTAATAGAGAACTTATTAGATCGAGATATAAAAGAAGAAATATTAACAGTCCAAGAATCAATCGCTTTAAATCATCTTTTATTAGAAGCATCAATTCATTTAGGATATAAAGTCCCTGAAGAAAAAACATAAAAATGAATCGAAAACAACACCCCCCCTTAAAAAATTTCATCAAAAAATCGTCTTAGGGGCACCGGAGGAGGGGGTCGTTTTTCCAGATTTTTGAGCAGTATCGCATAGGACCCCTACCCAACATAAAAATATGATTGAATCGAGGTGATATTATGGCGGACATAGATGAACGTGAGGTGCTAGTTAACAAAGAAAAAAATCGTTTGAAAAGATTATTTAAAGACATCCCACCTAGTAAGTTGAAAGTGGTTGAGGGATTAATTATTCAGGCAGCAAGACTACGAGTTTTATTAAATGAGATGTGGATAGATATATCTGAGAATGGTGACTATGAAATGTTCTCACAATCTGATAAAACAGAGCCGTATGAAAGAGAGCGACCTGTTGCCCGATTATATAATACCCGCGATCAATCATATCAAAGAGTCATTAAACAACTAACAGATTTATTGCCAGAAGGAAGTAATAAAAAAGAAATTAAGAAGTATTCGGCAAGTGATTTAATATGATTTCCCATAAGTATGTAAGTGAATATATAGAATTATATGAAACGGGAACAGTAGTATTAAATAAGGAACGTATCATGCTTATTAATTACTTAAAGCAAGATATATTAACCCGTAATGATTTGCATTTTGATGTGGACTTAATTCATAAATGTGTAACTTTCATAGAAAAGTGGCATTTTAAATTAAATTTCTTTCAAAAATTTTTAATAGCATTTGTGTTTTTGTTTGATGAATATAAGGATATTTATTTTGATCAGCATTTTTGGATGATGGCAAGGGGTGCTGGTAAAAACGGATTGATTAGTGCGTTGACACACTTCTTTATTAGCGAATTGCACGGTATTGAGCATTATAATGTATCTGTAGTTGCTAATACAGAAAGGCAGGCTAAAACTTCTTTTATAGATGTTTATGAAAAGAATAAAAAGCATGAAATATTAGACGAGCTATTTGTATCAACCAAACAATTGATAACGAATAAAGCGACTCGTTCGACTTTTGAATTTCATACATCAAATGCAGGAAGTAAAGACTCATTAAGAGATGGATGTGTCATTTATGATGAGATACACAGATATGAAAATAGCGATGTTGTAGAAGTATTCTCTAGTGGTTTAGGTAAAGTTCCTAACTCTAGGGAATTTTTTATTACCACAGATGGGTTTGTCCGTGAAGGCTACCTTGACAAGATGAAAGAGCGAGCAATGAACATCTTGAAAGGAAAAGAAAAAGAAGATAGGTTGTTCCCTTTTATTTGTAAGCTTGATAACGCTGAAGAAGTAGACAATCCAGATATGTGGGAAAAAGCAAATCCAATGTTTAGTAAACCTATGAGTCAATATGCTAGAGGGTTGTTCAAAAAAGTTATGCGTCAATATAAAAACCTTGAGAATGATCCATCTAACAGAGAAAACTTCATGACTAAAAGAATGAATTTACCAGAAGTGGATTTAACAAAGTCTGTTGCTACCTGGGAAGAAATAATGCGTACTGGTTTTGAAGAAGATGGAGAAACACTTAGAAAAATTCCTGAGTTAAAACATAAAGTAGCTGTGGGAGGACTAGATTTCGCCAGCATTAAAGACTTCGCGGCAGTCGGGTTACTATTTAAACATGGTGAGGATTATATTTGGAAAGGTCATTCATTTGTGCGTAAAGGATTCTTGGACAAGGTGAAATTAAAAGCACCCATTTATGAATGGGCTGAAAATGGATTATTAACAATTGTGGATGAACCTGTAATTAATATTGCTCACATAGTAGATTGGTTCGTGAGAATGCGTGAGATGTATGGCGTTAATACGATTGTTGCAGATACATTCCGTTTGGATCTTGTTAAAACAGCACTCGAAGCAGAAGGGTTTACATTGTTATATATTCGTAATCCAAAAGCTATTCATTCATTATTAGCGCCAAGGGTCGAAACATTATTTGCAAACAACCGTATTATCTTTGGTGATAATCCGTTAATGCGTTGGTACACCAATAATGTCTACGTTCATATTAAAAAGGATGGCAATAAAGAATATCTGAAAAAAGATGAATTCAGAAGAAAAACTGATGGGTTTCAAGCTTTTATTCATGCATTATGGCAAGCGGATAACATTCTTGAAGAAGAAGTTGAGTTTATGCTCGATAGTATTAAATTTTAAGGGGGTGATAATCATTGGATGGTTAGGTTCAGTATTTAAAAGAAATAAGGAAGTGGACTTCATGTTGGACTTGGACATAATTTCTGATACAGCAAACAGACTTCATATGAAACGTTTGGCGATTGATACATGTGTCTCATTTTTAGGAAGAACGATTAGTCAATCTGAATTTAGAGTGAGAAATGGTAAAGGATTTAAGAAGGATGAACTTTATTATCGATTAAACGTAAGACCAAACAAGAATATGACCGCAAGTACCTTTTGGGAAAGGTTTGTTCGCAAACTTATTTATGATAATGAGTGTTTAGTCATACAAGCAGATGATGGTGATTTACTTATTGCAGATGGGTTTCAACATAATGAGTATGCTGTATTTGAAGATACTTTTACTGATGTAAGGGTAAAAGATTATACGTTTAAGAGAAGTTTTAAACAAAGTGAAGTTATTCATTTAAAGTATCGGAATGATAAATTATCCCCACTTATTGATGGGTTATTTGCAGATTATGGTGATTTATTTGGTAGGATATTAAACTCTCAAAAACGGAAAAATCAAGTTCGTGGAACAGTTGATATGGAAATGACAGGCTCTAAAACCGAAGAGAACCTAGCGAAATTACAAAAGTTTATTGATGATATGTATCAAGCGTTTGGTAATAAGGATATTGCTATCGTTCCGCAACAAAAGGGTATTAATTACAACGAGATATACAATGGAGTTGCAAATGGGCCAAGTGTGGAAGAAATTAATAAAGTAACAAATGGTTTCTTGAATCAAGTAGCCATGGCAATTGGTATTCCTATAGCTCTGATATATGGAGAAATGGCTGATGTAGAAAAGCAAACGAAAAATTATATGCTTTTCACAGTACGACCATTATTAAAAAAGCTATCTGATGAAGCGAACGTTAAATTCTTTGAAATGAGTGAATATCTTTTAGGACGAAAAATTGAGGTTAAGGCTGTTTCCTATCAAAGTATATTTGATCTTGCGACAAGTATTGATAAACTTATTTCTTCAAGTGCATTTACAGGAAATGAAATTCGTACAGAAGTAGATTATGAGGAGTCGGATGATCCGAATCTAAATATCCATCATATTACGAAGAACTATACAAAATTAAATGAATCTGAAGGAGGTGAGAAATAATGGAACATGTGAATATGAATAAGCTTTTAAATTTAAAACGAGATATTCGTTTTGAATCTAAAGGTGAAAATGAATACAAATTAACTGTTTATGGGTCAATTGGTGGATGGTTTAGTGAAAATAATGCTGAAGCAGTAAGAAGAAAAATTCAAGATGTTAAAGCAGAAAAAATTCACGTTCATATTAATTCGGGTGGAGGTTCCGCATTTGACGGTGTAGCAATTTGTAATCAGTTAAAGCAGCATAGTGCGGAAATTATAGTTCATATTGATGGTTGGGCAGCTAGTGCCGCGTCTGTAATTGCAATGGCAGGTGATAAGATCATTATGCCTAGTAATACTATGATGATGATTCATCAAGCAAGTACCTTTGAATATGGAAATGCAGATTTATTTGAAAAAACAGCACGAGATTTACGAAAAATCGATTCAGCTTTAGCAGCATCTTATAAAAAACGTTTTGTTGGGACAGATGAAGAATTAAAACAACTTTTAAAAGATGAAACTTGGTTAACGGCAGAAGAAGCGGTTGCTCTTGGTTTAGCTGATGAAATTGCTGATGAAATTGAAATTGATGATACGCAAGAAGATGAAGAAGTGGAAGTTGTAGAAAATTTTAAAGAAGATTTAGTAGCTAAGTATATGAAACAACCAAATAATCAAAATCCAAAAGAGCCTATTCAAGAGCCTGTTAATACCAAACAGAATCTGAGTACGCTCTTTTTAACTTTAGGAGGAAAATAAAATATGGTTATTAAGTTTAATAATTTCGAAGAGAAGAAACTGGCTTTTGCGAAAGCAACACAGGAAGGTACAGCAGAAGAACAAACAGCAGCGTTAAATTCTATGATTGAAGCACTTGCTACAGATGTTCGTTCAGATATTTTAAATCAAGTGAATGAATCAATGGTAGATCGTTCTATTATGCAATCTCGTGGTGCTAATGTACTAACAAGTGAAGAAATGAAATTCTTTAATGCAGTTGTTGAAGATGGTGGGTTTAAATCTACTGAGACTTTACCTAAAACAACACAAGAGAGAATTTTTGATGATTTAGTTCAGGGTCATCCGTTGCTAGAGCATATCGGCTTAGAGAATTTAGGAGCCGTGACAGAATTTATTTATGGAGATCCAGAGGGTGCAGCTGTATGGGGACCGTTATTTGGTGATATTAAAGGGCAATTAAATGCTACATTCCGAAAAGAATCAATTACTCAACTGAAATTAACAGCATTTATTCCATTAGCGAATGATATGTTGAAGCTTGGTCCGGTATGGGTGGAACGATATGTTCGTACTATGATTATGGAAGCAATGTCAGTAGGTTTAGAGCGTGGTTTTGTAGCTGGTACGGGTAAAAATGAACCTATTGGATTATTGAAAGACCCTAGCGGAAGTGTCACGAATGGAGTATATCCAGATAAAAAAGTTGCTGGGACTTTAACGTTTGAACCAGGTCGCAAAACAATTAATGAATTAAAAGGCGTGGTCAAATTATTGGCTAAAAAATTAAATCCTGATGGTAAAACAGATGCAGATCGACCAAAAAATATTGCTGGTAAAGTAGTTATGGTAACAAATCCATTCGATACTTTTGACATTCAAGCAAATGCTACAATTCAAAATGCGGCAGGTGTATATGTAACGAGCTTACCTTTTAACCCAATCCCAACAGAATCTGTATTTGTACCTCAAGGACAAGTGGTGTTCTTTGTTAAAGGGGAATACATTGCAGCGATGGGAGGAACAGAGCCAATCAAAAAATATGAAGAAACACTAGCTTTAGAAGATGCGACAGTTTATATTGCTAAACAATATGCTACAGGTAAACCAAAGGATAAATACACTTCACAAGTTTATACATTGAAACTTGAAGAAGTAACACCACCGACACAAGGATGATGTGAATGGATACAATCATTTCAGATGTAATTATACAGGAGTTTAAAGAGAGGATGCACTTAGGTGATGAGGAAGATGATAACCTAAAGCGCATCCTTTCTACGTCTAACAAGGCGTTACTTAGGGTTTGTGGAGATTATGATTTAAATAATGACGAGGAGTTCAAAGAATTAGTCTTTGAACGCTCTCGTTATGTTTATAACGATGCATTAGAGTATTTTGACAAGAATTTTTTGAATCAGATTAATAGTTTAGGCATCGATAAAGCATTAGAAGAAATTAAGTTGGACGGTGATTAATATGCGTCCTTTTCAGTACAAGAAACCGCTGAATACAGGTGATTGTAGAAATCGAATTGTCATTGAACAACCTGAAGTAATAAAAGACGAATTGAATCAAGAAGTTGAAACAGGTAATTGGCAAGAAGTTAAAAAAGCATGGGCAATGATAAAAACGGTAAAAGGTTCGGAGTACATTGAAGCTTCGGCTACACAGTCTACACGAATTTATCGGTTTGTAATTCCTTATACAACAGGTATTACAGAATTAATGCGAATCAATATGAAAGGTCGTATCTTTGATATTATCGAACCGCCAATGAATGATGATGAAATGTATCAAACATTGACTGTTATCGCAAAGGAGCATGTTTAATATGAACGATTTTGCGAGCGATCTTGCTAGAGAATTACAAAGGTATGCAAATGTTGTAGAAGAAGAATTGCTAACAGCACAAGAAGAAGTAGCCGATCTTGCTGTAAGTAAATTAAGACAAAGTGGTCCTAAAAAAACAGGTGCTTATCGTAAAGGGTGGCGTAAGAAAAAAGAAGGTAATAGTGTTGTCGTCCACAATACAAAGGGACAACTAACGCATCTGTTGGAAAATGGTCATGCAAAGGCTGGTGGTGGACGTGTTCCGGCTCAAGTACATATTCGTCCAGTTGAAGAGTATGTAATTAATGAATTACCAAGACAGATTGAAAGGGCGCTTGGATAATGACATTAGGCGAATTAACAAAAATTCTTGAAGCTACAGGTTATCCTGTGGCTTATTCTCATTTTACAGCCACACCAGGTAAGCCAGTTCCAGCGCCACCTTATATTTGTTTTCTTGTGGACGGATCAGCAAATTTAATGGCTGATAACAAGGTCTACCACAAGATAAATGATTTAAACATTGAGCTTTATACAACTAAAAAAGACTTAGTTGCAGAAGCAAAACTTGAAAACGTACTAGACGATCATGAGATTCCTTATGATTCGTATGGAACGTTTATTGAATCTGAGAAAATGTATCAAAAAATATACGAAACGAGGTTGTTATAAATGACTAAAGAAAATAAAGTTACGTTTGGTTTGAAGAATGTACATTATGTCCCAATTGATGTTCAAGATTTTTTAGTAAAGTTTGGTACGCCAATCCCGTTACCTGGTGGGGTGGAGCTAACATTTGAGCCACGCGGTGATTTAATTGAATTCTATGCGGATGACATGCTTTATTACGCAGCAAGTAATAACCAAGGTTATGACGGAACGCTATCTATTGCAACTATTCCTGAGCAATTCGCTGTTGATGCATTAGGTGAGCAATTAGATGAAACAGACGGTGTATTAAATGAGTTAGCTGATGCTAAAGGTAAATCATTTGCATTACTATTTGAATTCGATGGCGATGTGAACGCAACTCGACACGTTATGTATAACTGCGCAGCAAGCCGTCCAACAATTGCATCTAAAACAAAAACGAATTCAGCTGAACCAAATACAAATGAACTGAAGTTTGTTTCTAGTCCAATTGTTTTAGCTCCTGGGGGAAGACCTATGGTTAAAACAAAAACAACATCTAAAACAACTCAAGCTATTTATGATAATTGGTACAAAGAAGTGTACGTTAAAAAACCAGCAGCACCAAAAGGAGCGTAAGTAAATGGAAAAGACAATCACAATAGACGGAAAACAAGTCCGACTTAAAAGCACAGCAGCAACAGTCAAACGTTATAAGGCTCAATTTAGACGTAATTTATTTGCAGACTTGATGGGATTAGGAGCAATTAGCGCATTAACTTCATCGGATGGTACGCAACAACCTATCGATATGTCTAATGTTGATTTAAGTAATGTGGATTTTGAACTTATTTATGATTTAACTTGGTTATTCGCTAAAACAGCGGATCAAAGTATTCCTGATCCTATGGTGTGGCTAGATGGTTTTGAAGAGTTCCCTATTGAAGAAATAATGCCAGAAATTATGGATTTAATCCAAGTTACTATGGGAGCAAAAAAAAAATAACAGAAAATGATGAAGAGCAAGGGACTTTCGGTGATGAAGAATTAACATCCGATACGTTCCTTGCTCTTTGTTATAAAGCGAAACTAACAAGATGGGATTTAGAAGATATGACAATCGGTGATTGTTTTGACTATATTGCTGAATTTGCTGAAATGGAGAATCCAGATAAAGAAAAAGTTAGAAAAGCAAATCAAAAAGACTTCGATTCATTCTAAGAAAGGGGTGAGAAAATGGCAGGAAGAATTAAAGGGATTACAATTGAGATTAATGGTAACACTCAACCGTTACAAAATGCTTTAAAAGATGTGAATAAGCAAAGTGATAGCTTGGCTAAAGAACTAAAAGATGTTGAACGTCTTTTGAAATTTGATCCTGGTAATGTTGAAGCTTTAGCTCAGAAGCAAAAGTTATTAACTCAACAAATTGAAAATACAACGCAAAAGTTAGACAAATTGAAAGCAGCGGAGCAACAAGTCCAAGCGCAATTCCAAAACGGAAAAATTTCCGAAGAACAATACCGTGCATTCAGGCGTGAAATTGAATTTACAGAAGGATCGCTTAATGGTCTGAAAAATAAGCTTGGAAATATGAAGGCTGAACAAGATAATGTAGCCAGTTCCACCCGGCAATTAGAAACGTTGTTTAGTGCTACAGGGAAAAGCGTAGATGATTTTGCAGGAGCATTAGGAAATCGTCTTGTGAATGCAATTAAAAGCGGAACAGCTACAAGTCGGCAGTTAGAACAAGCAATTGGTCTTATTGGTCGTGAGGCGTTAGGAGCGGAAGGTGACATTGAAAAATTACAGCGAGCGCTACGATCTGTAGATTCTGGTAATTCTATTCAACAAGTACGAAATGAATTAAGGGACTTACAGCAAGAAGCTGGTAGAACAGAGAAAAAGTTTGAGGGGTTAAAAATAGGATTAGAAAATGTCATCGGTGGAATGGCAGCAGGTGGCGGAATTGCGGCCGCTATTGAAAAATCGATGGATATGTCAAAATTGCAAACCAAAATTGACATAAGCTTCAATGTTCCTGAGTCCTCAAAAAAATCAGTAGAGGAAGCCACAAGAGGTATTTCAGCCTATGGATTAGATGCTGAAGAAGCTCTTGAAGGTGTAAGGAGACAATGGGCATTAAATAAAGGCGTTAGTGATGAAGCTAATGCTTCTTTTGTAAAAAGCGCAGCTGTTATTTCTCAATCATATGCAGGTATTGATTTTACTGAGTTAATTCAAGAGACAAATGAAATTGGCAATGAGTTGGGGCTATCCCAAGAGCATGCCCTATCTATGACGAATACTTTGTTAGGCATAGGGTTTCCGCCTGAACAGCTAGACATTATTGCCGAATACGGAGGGCAGCTTACAAGGGCAGGATACAGCGCTGAAGAAGTACAGGCAATTATGGAAGCTGGTGTTGATACAGGAACCTGGAATTAGATTATAGTTCCCTTGTATGGCGACGTACAATGAAAAACTCCTTTAATTCAGTGAAACTCTCAAATGAGACAATACTGAGCGAAGCCTTTTAGTTAAGGAACGTGCAACGACTAGTCGAAAGACGTAGGGTGTAAGCAAATGACACTCGAAATGGGGAGCAACTCAAGTAGTTGAAGATATAGTCTAATCTATGCGGTGACGTATAGCAGTTCATAAGAGAACGGGCGTGACGTTGCGAATCACGTTGAATATAAATGATTGATAATCTCTTAGACGGTTTGAAAGAAGGTCGTATCAAAGCGGCTGAATTCGGTCAAGGTGTCGATAAAGCTATGACAGAAGCTCTTGAAGGTACAAAAATTTCAGCAGAACAAGTTGAGGTATGGGGGAAAGCTGTAGCTAACGGTGGTAAAGCAGGTTCAATAGCTATGACTGAAATCGCACAAGCTTTATCAGAGGTTGATGATGAAACAAAACGAAATGAATTAGGTGTTAAATTTTTCGGTAGATGATAAATTGTGCCGAAATAAAATCGTTCAAAAACGGTGAAAGCTCAGCATGTAAAGGTGGTGCTAATACCGTGGTAAAGCACATTTTAAAAGATGTGGCTCACCGTAACGCATAGGAGTTGAACCTGTATTACAGAATAAAATACTCCCACGAGTGAACGACAACCCTATAGGTTGAAAATATATGCTGAGCCGAGGATGAGTTAACATCCTATAATGCGGAGAAATTCCCGGAAGTAGAGGATAAAAAGCCTTTACGATAACAAAATGACAATGTATGAAGATCAAGGGCAAAACATCATTAATACTTTGCTAGGTGCGAAAGATAAAACGGTTGATTTTGGAAAACAACAAGATAAATTGAATGATTCCATTAAGAAAATGGATGCAAACCCAGCGGTTAAATTCCAAAAGGCGATGCAAGATTTACAAATGGCTCTCAAACCTGTTCTTGGAGTTATCGCTGATGTTGTTGCTAAAATAGCGGATTGGATTTCTAACAATCCTAAATTAGCGGCTACGTTGGCAGCTATAGCAGTAGCTATTGGTGTAATTTCAGGAGCATTTATGGCTTTAGCACCAATCGTTGTCGTCATATCGAGTATAGGTTTAGCGATGACAGGTTGGATAGCTCTATTCGGTGGGATTGTTGCAGCTGTAGTTGCTTTAGGTGTTGTCATTTATAAAAATTGGAATTCTATAAGTCAATGGACGATAGATACCTTTAATTCTATAGGTGAATATTTATCTGAATTGTGGAGTGGAATAGTCGAAACAGCATCATCTTGGTTATCTTCGCTTGTAGAATCAGTGTCTGGATGGTGGGCTTCTCTAGTAGAATCAACGACAACGTGGCTATCTTCACTTGTCGAAACGGCATCGTCTTATTGGTCATCTCTAGTAGAAACAGCCTCAGGATGGTTTTCTTCTTTAATTGATACAGCTGTAGGTTGGCTCTCCTCTTTAGTTGAGACGGCATCTACTTGGTGGTCATCTTTGGTAGAAACAGCAACTCAATTTTTCATGCAACTATACCAAAAATGGCAAGAAATTTGGAATTCTATACTTATATTCTTAGATCCAATTATTTCATTAATTTCAACGGTACTACAAGCTGGATGGCTATTAATCCAAGCTGGAGCGCAAATTGCTTGGGCGGCAATATCTCAATATATTATTCAACCAATTCAACAAGCTTATGAATGGGTAAGTACAAAAATTGGCGAATTAGTTACATGGCTTGGTACACAATGGGAAATTGCAAAAGCGGTAGCGCAAGTTGCATGGGGATTATTTAAACAATATATCATTCAACCGGTTCAGGAAACTTGGATTTTAGTGAAGCAAAAATTTAGTGATTTAGTTTCTTGGCTTGGTTCACAGTGGGAATTAGCGAAGTCTTACACACTAGCAGGGTGGAATTTAATAAAACAGTATGTTATTCAACCGGTTCAAGAATTGTGGAATACAACGAAACAAAAGCTTTCAGATTTAGCTAACTGGATATTAGGAAATTGGGAATCTATAAAATCGTATACACTCTCAGCCTGGAATTTAGTGAAGCAATATGTTATTCAGCCAGTAACAGACGCTTATAATCAGGCAAAGCAAAAATTTACTGATTTATATAATTCAGCTAGAGAAAAATTCGATTCCGTAAAGAATGCAGCGCAAGAAAAATTTGAAGCAGCGAAACGATTTATTATTGATCCAATTAAAGATGCGGTTGATAAAGTAGAGAGATTTGTAGATAAAATAAAGTCATTTTTTAGTAATTTAAGATTAAAAATACCATCTCCTGAAATGCCTAAATTACCACACTTTAGCTTGCAGACTAGTACATGGACAGTTATGGGGAAAAATATCACTATCCCATCAGGCGTTAATGTGGACTGGCGTGCAAAAGGTGGTATCTTCACTAAGCCGACAATATTCGGAATGAATGGTGGCAATCTACAAGGGGCTGGCGAAGCTGGTGATGAAGCTGTTTTACCTTTAAATAAAAAGACACTTGGGGGTATTG